GAGAATGCCAAGTCCTTATATTCTAAAGACCAGTCCATTAGATAGAAATAGATTACAAAAAATTTGTAAACGAGTAATTGATGAAGCTAATGAGGACAGAAAGTTTGCACTTGAAACTCATAGGTTTTTCAGACAAATGTTAGATGAGAACCCTCAAGATGCATCTGCAAAAAATCTTATGGTAGATTGTTTAAAGTTGGCCCAAACTTCAAAGGGTAGTATACTAAAGGTTGTGGATCTTCTTATTAAGCTAGAGAGTGCGAAAAGCAAAGGTTCTGAGAAAGCAGAAATTGATACCCTGTATTCCCAACTGGATAATTTAACTGATTAAAAATGTCAGACCTAAAATTTTACAAAGTAATTTGTGAGTCGATCAACCTAGTCCTCCTCATCAAAAAGTTTTCCATGCATGAGGAGCATCGAAAGTATCGTGAAGTTAAGCGCAAGATCCAAAGGCTAGATAAACCTATTACTATCGACAGCTATATGAATCATATAGTTAAAGTTTTCTTGCACAACTCAGAAGAGTTTTTCTCTAAGTTATCAGAAGATACTGAGGAACGCAATGTAGTTATTGGTGCAGTTTATCAATCCATTATTGAAGCCTATCCTCCTTTCGATTTAAACTTTGTATGCGCGGATATTAATAATGGAACTTTTATAGAAGATATGCGCGATGTTATGGGGAGTATCTATGAACAACTCCATAATGCTGAAGCACCTACTAAAAGGTTAAAAGCTATTCGTACTTTAAATGATGTGAAGTCCTTAGATAAGTATTTTAAAAGAAACTTAATCGGACAAGACCAAGCAGTTAAGGCTGTTACAGATAGTGTTAAGTTAATTGCGAGCGGGTTATACAAAACAGCTAACTTCTTTTTCATCGGTCCTACGGGAGTAGGTAAGACAGAACTAGGACGATTACTAGGTAAGAAATTTAGCGGACATTTTTGGAAGTTAAATTGTGCAGAATACGCACAGTCCCACGAGTATGCCAAGTTAATTGGTTCCCCACCTGGTTATGTCGGTCACAATGATAAAAGTATTATGGCTGAAAAAGCAGAGGAGTCTAATAAGTGGGTTATCCTCTTTGATGAGATTGAAAAAGCTCATCCCAAGTTCTATGATTTCCTTCTCTCTCTTTTAGATGATGGAACTTGCACCGACAACATGGGACGAACCCTAGATTTTTCCGAATCCATTTTCATCTTTACTTCTAACCAAGGGGTTTCAGATATCCGAGTGGGACACAAGTTAGGATTTGGAGGAGACCCCGTCTCTGTATCAGGGAGCGCCGACCAAATTAAAACCTCGGTTAAGAAAAAGTTTCCAGCCGAGTTTATGAATCGTATTGACAATTACGTATTCTTTAATACGCTAGAACCACAACACTTAAGAAAGATAGCCCAACTATCGTTACAGGGGATTCCTATTAAACGACACAGGGCTCTTTTAGATTTCATTGTAAAAAATGGCTACTCTGAAGAATACGGAGCTAGAAACATTAAGAGATTCATCAAGAACGAGGTAGCAACAGTAATTGCCCAGCAACTACTTGAGCGAAGACTTCCATCTAAGAAGGGTGATCTATATACGCCTAAAATTACTGGTAACAAGCTGACCCTCGTTTCACTCCAAAAAGAAGCCGACCAAGCCGCAGGGTAGGCATACGCCTTTCGTGTCCTTGGAATTTCGCTACCTGCTCCCTCCAAAGAAGTTTGGAGGGAGTTTTTTCTAATTATGGGCTGCATTAGCCTATAATAAACCTGGTGACCTGTGTAGGCACTATTACAAAACACAAGGAGAAAATATGACTGACCTAATGGAAAAGTATGTTGCAAAGGCTCTCGAAGGCTATGAGCAAAATTATGAAGGTATTACTGCTGCTATTCAGCAGATGGAATCTCAACTGATGGACTACAAGGTAAAGCAACAAGAAATGGCCGATGGCATCGCTGAGATGAAGGATATTCTAGGTCTTGATGGTGAAGGTTCTTTTGACGAGAAGGATGGAGAAGCTACTCAGGACACTCTACCATTTAAGAAGCCAGTACTTGATAAGGCTTAAAGGTTCGGTAGAATCTCTTCACCATGGAAATCATGAAAACCGTAGAGAAGCCTTGGGGCCGAGAAGAGTGGTATGTACTTAATGACAAGTATTGCCTAAAAAGATTGTATGTGAATGGGCAGCACCGCTTGTCCGAACAATATCATGAGAAGAAAAAAGAAACTATGTTTTTGGAATCAGGTGTAGCGTCTTTACTTTGTGACGAAAGAGTAATTCTCATGAAGTGTGGAGTTCCGTATACGATTAACCCAAAGGAAGTCCACCAGATTCGGGCTCATAGTGATAGCGTTATCTTGGAAGTCTCTACTCCAGAGATAGATGACGTAGTACGGTTAGCAGATGATTATGGGCGAATGCCGTCTAAGGGCTCGTAAATGACAGGTACTACGATACCACTTACATGCTTAAAGTGGCTTAGAGAGGCTCCTGTGGCTTCGTTCACACAATACTTAGCCTAAATTAGGCAAAACTTTCAAGAATAGTATATAAAGAGCGTTATGCTAAAAGTGATGGATTTCGGAAAGATTGGACAAGAAGTAGGAAAATTAGTAGCCGATAAACAAAAGGCTTATGGTGATTCTTTTGGCCGCAGTGGAGAATGTTTACGACAGATGTTTCCAGACGGTATCGAACCCCACCAGTATGACGATTTACTTACGATTGCAAGGATCTTAGACAAGTTATTTCGTATAGCAAATGATCCTGACGCTTTCTCCGAGAACCCCTACCAGGATATCGTAGGTTACGGGCTGTTGGGCATGAAGCGTTGTAACTCTAGAAAAGACAACACCTTATAATAGCAAGATTTTGCTAGTTTTTCCTTGACCTCCCCCCCAAATTTTGCTATAATAGGCGTATGAAAACAATGATAGTAGACGATAACGCTCACAATCCTTACGCACTATTAAGTGGTAACCCTGAGGATCTCGCAGATGTAACTAAAAAAGTTACAGCTATTTTGAAGCAAGCTGTTAGCCAAATTGAGAAGGTAAATAAGAAGTACAATAAGAAGTACCCTTTGGGATTTGGAGACACAGCAACAGACGAAGCTATTGCGGATGAGTTTTATACGATTTTACATTCCCCACAACGTTTCCTTAATTAAAGTTAGAAAGATGAGTAAAATGAAGATTGAAATGAATGAGAAGGTTTTTTCCACGTTGCTTTGTGCTTTTCTTGGCATGGGCGCGTGTGCTTATGGTTGCATTTTTGCAACTTACGTCCTGTGGTTTATGGGATTTATTGATTAGTAGATGAAGAAATCCATCACAGTTGAAATGACATTCGCCTGGACTTTCGATGAGAAGGACTGGATCCAAGAAAAGAAGCACATTCAAATGATGAAAGATCATCCACGAATTGTCTTCGGTAAAGATATGATGAACTCATTTTATTGTTTGAATGACATAGTTTTTCCTGAACTAAAAAATATTAAGGTGGTAAATGCTAACAAGTGAACAGTGGCAAAAAATAGATGATAAGTATGGCAATCTCATGTATAAGATTAGCCATCAGATTAGTGGTGATACGGCTACTGCTAATTTTGATGACAACTTGCAAGACATTCGCCTTGCAGCTATGGAAGCTGTTAGGGGGTTTGAAAAGCAGAATGGTGGAGCTAATGGAGTGTTCGATGACTTCTGGGGAAGCAAAGGCTTCGACCAGTACATCAAAACTTGTTTGTGGACAAAGAAGAACAACAAGGGAAAGAAGATCGCCAAGAAAGCTTCCATCCTAAAGGGGACAGTTTCTACGGACAATGAAGAGGTTCTCCAACTAGAGGAGGAGTGTGGAGATCCTGAAGCTGCAATATTCGTGAGTGAATTTTCTTACTTCCTTACACCTATTCAAAAAGATATTATTAGTATGGTAGTTAAAGATCCCACTCTAATAAAACCGAGTGGTAAAATTAATGTAAAACAAGTAGCAGAAGCTTTAAACCTTACTTGGTTTGAAGCCAATAAACAAATCAAGCATTTGTCTCGCCTATTGGAGAATGAACTCTAATGATCCATGCCTATTG